ACGGGGGCAGGGTTGACACCTGCCCCTTCACCGACTAAGATTTAAGAGTACCAAAGGAACCCACCAATGAAAACGTTTTCCATTTTCCCTGAGATCATCGCCAATTGCACCGATGACAATGGACAGATCCGTTGGAGCACTGCCTGCCAAGCGGCAAAAGATCATGGGATCTTCGAAGACTTCAAAACCGAGTACGGGGTCACCGCTGCATTCGGTGGGGTTGATGCTGGGGAGTTCCTGACCTGGATGGGGTACTAATCCCCGACCCTATGGGGGCAGGGTTGACACCTGCCCCTTTACCCCTTATAATTTAAGAGTACCAAAGGAACCCAACCAATGACCGCAACCTTCACCATCGCCACCAAGTTCCCAGAGTTGACCACCTTTGAATTGGAGGAGTGGTTATGGGTAGGCAACCCCACCCCTAAAGAGGAGCGGGCAATCTGTAAGGAACTGGCAACCCGTGCCAAGCGTAGGCAAGCGATAGAAGATTTCCTCTGGTGACCCCTACGGGGGGGCAGGGTTGACACCTGCCCCTGAGCAAACCGACCCCCATTCGTTATGACCCGTGCAATCGGTACAGTTCGCTCCTCAGACTTCAACGTGCAAGGACAGTCGATCCGCGTCAGCAGCGGACGTGGCAGCACAATGACCCCTGCCCGTGGGTTGGGTGCCGTGATGGTCGCCGACCTTGAGACTGCCATCGCCAATGCTAAGGCAATTCACCGCGTTGACCGTATCACTGCCGCCCACGAACGACTGGCAGATCGGGCAGCATGACGTGACGGTTCGGGGGGTGGCACACGCTATCCCCATCCGTTCGTGAGCGGCAGTGATTCGGTCGTTCGTGATCGGCAGTATGTCGTTATGTCGTTATCGTGATGGCGGGGGCCGTATGAAAAACGCAACACTACCCTAACCTACAAAGTGTTACGGAAGGCATAAAGATAAAACACTCAAATACAAAAATTTTTTCGAATATATACAAAATGAAATTAAGTTTTATAAACACCTCAAATGAAAAAAAATTCCGGCGAAATTTTTGAGAACATACAAGTCGATCCAATCAGCGGAGACTATTATGTAATTATTCCAGAGAGTATTGCAAATGAACTCTCATGGTATGAAGATACTGAAATTAGTTTTAAAGTTGAAGGAGATGAGGTAATCCTCACCGAACATATAGATTGACAGATGATATATAATGTTGTATGATACTTCAGTAATGAATTGAAATTATGGCAAAAGGATTTACAGTAAAAGCAAAAGCACCAGTCACAGGCCAATCTCAAGAAGAATGGGACTACAATCTTGCCCGAGAAATGATAAAAGGAAAATCAATTGTCTTTTGTCTTCCTGGAAGAGGAGTCTCCTATACTTACCTCAAAAGTTTTGTTCAGTTATGTTTTGATATTGTTCAGGCCGGAGCAAGTATTCAAATTTCTCAAGACTATTCATCCATGGTTAATTTTGCCCGTTGCAAATGCCTAGGAGCAAATGTTCTCAGAGGACCAAATCAACTTCCCTGGGATGGTAAATTAAATTATGATTGGCAACTTTGGATTGATTCTGATATTGTCTTTAATTCTGAGAAGTTTTGGCAACTGGTTCTCATGGATAAGGATATTGCCTCTGGATGGTATGCAACAGAAGATGGTGTAACCACATCAGTTGCTCATTGGATGGAAGAAGATGATTTCCGCAATAATGGTGGAGTCATGAATCACGAAACCACAGAAAGTATTTCAAAGCGCCGCAAACCATTCACTGTTGATTATGCAGGATTTGGTTGGTTACTCATTAAAAAAGGTATTTTTGAACACGAAGAAATGAAGTATCCCTGGTTTGCACCTAAGATGCAAGTCTTTGAATCCGGTGAGGTTCAGGATATGTGTGGTGAAGACGTATCATTCTGTTTAGATGCAAAAGAAGCAGGATTTGAAATTTGGTGTGATCCTCGTATTCGTGTTGGTCATGAGAAGACTAGAGTGATTTAATGTCTAAAGAATTTTACAACATACTATGTAAGGGTCGTAAAATTTATTCCAATCTTACAGAAGAAGAATACTTCAATACTATGGAGGATCTGGCAAATGATTTCTATTTGTCGGGTACTCCACATCCAAATGAAATTGAAACTGAAATTATAGGAGAAACTTTAGATGGCAATTAAAAAATCATCGAATTCGAATCAAACAATCGAATCTCATCCAAAAAACACAAGTCAGGGTTCCGGAGATCATACCAAATATTCGGCAACATCCAGAAATAAAGCAAAAAAGAAATATCGAGGTCAGGGTAAAGGATAAATAGATTTTTATAAAATATGAATTGAAACAATTTTCAATGGGAACTCATATACTAATTGAAGTATATGATGTCAAGTTTAATCTATTAGACGATTTAAATTCTCTTGAAGAAATCATGGTGCGCGGAATTAATCGTGCAAAAATGGAAATACTTAATATTTTTAAACATAGTTTTACTCCACACGGAATCACAATCGTAATTGCTCTTTCAGAAAGTCATGTATCCTGCCATACCTGGCCGGAGGAAGGTTGTATTGCGATTGACATTTATACATGTGGTGATGGAAAACCAAAATTAATCGCCATTGAATTGTTAAAATACTTAAATTCATATAATTATAGTATAAAAGAAATAAATCGTTAAATAGTATAAGGAGATAGAAACCTCCATTATAAAAGTTCTGTTTTATTCTTAAAACAGGAGTTTCACAAATGCTATTCGAATCAGAAGACAATCAAAAAAGAATTCTTCAAGAAGTCGTACATGACAGAGCACCAAAATATAATTTTAAAAAACAATCTGATCTTCATGAAAAAATTCGTAATGATGAAGACTATGATGACTGGGAATATGGAACAGAACCAAACTACGGAACTTCTTGTAAATAGTTATAAATAATATGACGAATATCATGTCATATGTCTGTTACAAGGATATCAAGATCATTTAAAGACATTAGTCTATCCTTTGACCCCCATCCAAGCACAAAAGACCTGCCGGTTCTGGTGAATCAGCAGGCAATTCGTCGTTCAATTCGTAATTTAGTTCAAACAATTCCAACAGAAAGATTTTTTAATCCAATTTTAGGATCTGATGTTCGTCAAAGTTTGTTTGAATTCGTCGATTTTGGTACTGCCTCGGTCATTCGTGATCAAATTTTGAATACAATTTCAAACTTTGAGCCCAGAGTGAATGATGTTGATGTTCAGGTAGATCCAAGACCAGATGAAAATGAATTTGAAATTACCATTATATTTGATATTATCGGACAAGAAATTCCAACACAACAATTTTCATTCATTCTAGAGGCAACCAGATAAAAAAATGCCTTTTACAAAGTTTGCCAATTTAGATTTCGATCAAATCAAAACTTCGATCAAAGATTATCTTCGTGCGAATTCAACATTTACGGATTTTGATTTCGAAGGGTCTAACTTTTCAGTTTTAATTGATACTCTGGCATATAATACCTATATCACGGCATTTAATTCAAACATGGTTGTGAACGAATCATTTTTGAATTCGGCAACCATTCGTCAAAATGTAGTTTCACTGGCAGGAAATATTGGTTATATACCACGATCCAGAGAGGCATCAAAGGCGCAAATTTCATTTAAGGTATCTACATCACAAAACACTCCAACTCTCACTCTACAAGCAGGACTGGTGTGTATAGGAACAGTTAATGATACTTCATACACATTCTCAATTCCAAATAATATTTCGGCAAATCTGGTAAATGGTATTGCAGATTTTAATCAAATCACAGTATATCAAGGAACATTTTTAAAAAAGGAATTTACGGTCGATGGATCACTGGATCAAAGATTTATTTTAAATAATTCATTTATAGATACTTCAACAATTTCTGTTTATGTAAGAGAAAGTAATGAAAGTGGTACTGGAGTTCAATACTTTTCTGTGGATAATATTTTAAATGTAAATTCAACCTCAAAGATTTATTTGTTACAGGAAGTTCAGGACGAAAAGTACGAACTTCTTTTTGGTGATGGATTAATAGGTCAAAAATTGTCAAATAACTCAGTAATCACCGTAACTTATATTGTTACAGACGGAATATCAGGAAACGGAGCATCTTCATTTTCCTTTGCCGGAAGTCTTAAAGACTCTACTGATGTGATTGCAAGTAACTTTTCAAGTGCGATTTCAATTACAACAAATCAGCAATCTCAAAATGGTGCCGAAATTGAGTCAATAGATTCAATTCGTTATTTTGCTCCAAGAATTTATTCTTCACAGTACAGAGCGGTCACCTCTCGTGATTATGAGGCAATCATTAAAAAAATATACCCAGAAACAGAATCCGTTTCTATTATTGGTGGAGAAGAACTGGATCCCCCCGAATTTGGAACAGTATCAATTGCAATTAAACCAAAAAATGGAACATATGTTTCAGATTTCCAAAAATCAAGAATTTTATCCGATCTTAAACAATATAGCATTTCTGGAATTAATCAAAAAATAATCGATCTTAAAATATTATATGTCGAAATTGATTCTTCAATTTATTATAATTACTCTCAAGTTTCTACGGTTGAATCTCTCAAAACCAGAATTACTAATTCACTGACTCAATACTCAAATTCTATAGATTTAAATAAATTTGGCGGAAGATTTAAGTACAGTAAAGTTCTTCAGGTGATTGACAATACAGACGATTCTATAACTTCAAATATCACAAAAGTTAGAATTCGAAGAGACTTAAAGGCAATTACCGGACAATTTGCTCAATATGAATTATGCTTTGGAAATAAATTTCACATTAATCGAGAGGGTTATAATATCAAATCCACCGGATTTAAAATATCAAATGAATCAGATACGGTATATCTCACAGATGTTCCTGATTCTACCGGAACAAATGGAATTATTGCAGTTATAAATGCTTCCAAGAAAGTGATTGTAAAATCTGCCGGAACAATTGATTACTCAAAGGGGGAAATTAAACTAGGGACAATTAAAATTGGCGCGACTTCTCTCGCAGATAATACGATTGAAATTCAGGCATTTCCAGAATCAAATGATATTGTTGGATTAAATGATTTGTATTTGAATTTTAGCATTTCAAAAAGTACAATAAATATGGTAAGAGACGTAATTGCTTCTGGTGATGAAATATCTGGAACATCATTTGTAAAAGACTATTATACCTCAAGTTATTCAAACGGAAATTTTATAAGATCATAATATGATACAAACAGGGTTCGAATCCAGAGTCAAGATTCAACAAATTATTGAAAATCAACTACCAGAGTTTATTTTGGACGAAAGTCCAAAGGTCATAGATTTTTTAAAACAATATTATATCTCTCAAGAATATCAAGGTGGACCTGTAGATATTGCAGAAAATTTAGATCAATATTTAAAGTTAGATAATCTAACTCCAGAAGTTGTTGTTGATAATACATTTCTACAAAATGATATTAATTCAACTGTTGGAATCATAACAGTAACAAGTACGAAAGGATTTCCACAAAAATATGGGTTATTAAAGGTTGATGATGAAGTTATAACATATACAGGAATCACAACAAATTCATTCACCGGGTGTATTCGTGGATTTAGTGGAATTACAAATTATCATAACGATTTGAATCAAGAAGAATTAATTTTTTCCAAAACAACATCATCAGATCATAAGAATAAATCTTCAATACAAAATTTAAGTTCCTTATTTTTAAAGGAATTTTATAAAAAACTCAAATATACATTTGTTCCCGGATTAGAAGAAGTTGACTTTGTTTCAAATTTAAATGTTGGAAATTTTATAAGACAGGCAAAATCATTCTATCAGTCAAAAGGAACGAATGAATCATTTAGAATTTTGTTTAATGTTCTATATGGAGTAAATCCAAGAGTTGTAAATCTTGAAGAATTTTTAATCAAACCATCATCAGCACAATTTATCAGAAGAGAAATTGTAATTGCCGAAAGAATTTCTGGAGATCCTTCCAAATTAATTGGACAGACAATTCGAAAATCTTCAGACACAATTACCGGTGCATCAATTTCAGAAATTGAACCATTTTTAAGAAATAATAGACAATATTATAAAATTTCTCTTTTTGTTGGATATGATGATATATCTGCCGTTGAAGGTAACTTTACAATTACACCAAGTACCAGGTGCCTTGAAACAGTTTATATTGGATCTTCTGTAATTTCAGTAGATTCTACAATTGGATTTCCTGAAAATGGAAAAATTATATCCGGAAAAAATACAATTACATATCAAAGTAAAAGTATTAATCAGTTTTTTGAATGTTCAGGAATTCAATACACAATCTCAACAAAAGATGATATAAGATCAGATGAATTTTATTATGGATATGAAAATGGAGATATTACAAAAAAAGTCGAATTAAGACTTACTGGAGTATTATCAAAATTTGTACAAACATCAGATTCTTTAAACCTTGATGAAGGCGAAACTATTTCAGTTAAAACTATTGGAGATTTAATTCAAAATCCAGAAACTAATCAAACATACAAAGAAATTTTTGCAAATTCTTGGATTTATAATACAAGATCAAGATATCAAATAAAGGATGGTAGTA